GATCAACCTATGGAACGACCGCAAATCCCACAAACCAGCACCACCAACCCAATGGCTCACCATTGACTCATCGGTTGACGACTCGCGATATGTCGGAGTGTCAACCGCTTTTGATGACGGGCGCGTGGTCGTGTCGGTCGCGTTCGTCGTGGAATCAGCTGCACAAATGTGGGAGGAAGTTGTGCGGATCATGCACGACCAAACGGTCAAACTTGCGGTGACCCCATCGCTAGAAATTCACTGTCCCCCAGACTTACGACGTCGAATGCAAATCGTCGGATATGCCGAACTACTCAAATGGACTGCGGCTTGTCGCTCAATGATTATTGAGGATCGCGTCCACCACACTGGCGACATTGCACTGGCCGAACATTTCGCACGAAGCGTCGCCGTCAAAACGGGCGGGTCCATAGTTCTCAGTTCACAAAAGTCACCCGGACCAATCGAGTTGGCGCGTTGTGCCGTTTGGGGAATCATGCTCGCGTCCAAACCAGTGCGGTCAAACAAAGCCGCTTTCGCTTTCGGCTGAGGGTACTTAACACGGACAAATTTCTGTGAGAGAATCGCAGGGATGGCTCTTTTCGGTAGTAAAAAAGTGAACGCAACCCCCGCGTTTGCATCTGCTCCCGTACAAGCCGCCGCAGGTGCGGCCGCGCAGGTGGGCGAGTTCTACACATATTCTGTCGGGGAATTGCAAAGACTCGCCCTATCTGTGCCCACGATTGCGCGCTCGGTTCAGATGATCGCGTCAATGGTCGGATGCCTAGAACTTAAGCATTACACGACGCAATGGACTGGCTCCGAGTACGAGGAAATTTACATCCCCAATGAGCAGTGGATGGATCAGCCCGATCCTCGCGTGACTCGAAACTTCATTTTCTCGCAACTTGTCACGGACCTTATTTTGTGGGGTCAGGGCTTTTGGTATGTCACCAGCCGATCCTCAGCGACGGGCCGTCCGCTTTCGTTTGAATGGCTACCCGCCGCAATGGTCAGTTTGGGTGACCAGCAGACCGCCCAGCGTTTCGGACCATCTAATGACATCATGTTTAACGGAATCCAACTGAACACCGATGACGTGATCCAGTTCTTGGCACCATCACAAGGTTTGCTTTATACGGGCAACCGCGCAATCGCCACAGCTATCAAACTTCAGCAGGCATCAGATCGTTTTGCAGTGAATGAGATTGCCGCCGGGTGGCTTCAGCAAACCGACGCATCCGAACCAATGTCAGCCGAGGACCTTTCTGAACTTGCAGCTGCTTGGCGCAACGCTCGACAGGTTGGTGCCATTGGCGCGCTCAATAGCGTTGTGACATTTAAAGAATTTTCCAGTGACCCGAACAAACTGCAACTGATTGAGTCGCGTCAATTTCAAGCATTAGAATTGTCTCGGGCCACTGGAATTCCTGCTTATCTTTTGGGTATCGGCGTACAGGGCTACACCTACCAAAACGCACAGTCCGCACGACAGGACCTTTACTTGTTCGGCGCAAAACAATATTTGGATTGCATTGAGCAGACTTTGAGCATGAACAACATTTTGCCCCGTGGCCGTTATGTCGAATTTGACATTGAGGACTACCTCGCCGAAAACGAGTTGGCAAATGTTGCTTACGAACCATCAGCAGAAGAACGCAGATCAGAGGAAATGGCATGATTCGCTTTACCGCAGAAATCCCGACACTGGACTTTGCAAAATCAGAAGATGACGCACCTGCAAGCATTTCTGGTATTGCAGTTCCTTGGGCTCCCACTACCGCAGTTGTTCAGGGAGGGCAGAAAGTGGCGTTTGCTCGCGGTGCTTTTGATGTCAATCAGAAAGCCGCCAAACTTATTGAGGGCCACGACCTCGGTCAGTTACGAGGCACAGTGAACGCTTTGGCAGATATGGAAGAGGGCCTCGGCTTTACTGCAACTTTCGCACGCACTCGCGCATCAGCCGACGCAGTAGAACTAATCCGATCGGGCGCATACGACGCCGTCAGTGTTGGCGCAGAGGTCCAAGAATCGCACTACGACAAAGAACTAAAAGCCACCGTTGTCACCCGCGCTAATCTCGTCGAATTGTCACTGGTCGCCGTTCCAGCGTTCTCGGGCGCAGAAATACGCGACCTCGTGGCCCAAGCCGACGAACCCGACGAAGAAATCCCAACAGAAACACCACAACCAACACCATCCGAGGAGGATGAAACCATGTCAGAACCCACAACCGTTGAAGCCGCAATCGCGACTCAACCGATCTACGCAACCGCCAAGCGCGAATTCAAATTGCCGTCCGCCGCCGAATACATCTCAGCATTCGTACGCGGTGGTCACGACTTCGCACAAATGAACGACAACATCCGAGCCGCCGCTCCCGATGTCATTACCAGCGACATCCCCGGTGTCATCCCGACGCCGATCATCGCCCCGGTGTACAACAACTTCCAAGGCCGTCGCCCATTGATCGATGCAACTGGCGTTCGCAATATGCCACAGTCGGGCGCAATCTTCATTCGTCCCGTTGTGACAACCCACAACAGCATCGGCACCGCCACACAGAACACCACGATCACCGCTTCGGCTTTCGTCGTTGATGACGTGCAAATCACCAAGACCATTCAAGGTGGTTATGTTGAGATCAGCGAAGCATCGCTTGACTGGTCACAGCCTGAAGTTCTCGGCGCATTGCTTGACGACATGGCTCGCGTTTACGCAGACCGTACCGACTTGCTCGCCTGTTCGGAACTCGTCAGCGGAACCACCAACAGCAACAACTTTGCCAACGCACAAATCACCGATCCCGCCGAATGGGTTCGTTGGATGTATCAGGCCGCCGCAGACATCTTGACTGGCTCGAATGGCAACTTGCCATCCGCTTTGGCAGTGTCACCAAACATCTTCCAGTATCTCGGCCAGTTGGTTGACGGTTCGGATCGTCCGTTGTTCCCACAAGTTGGACCGATGAACGCATACGGCACCATGACACCCGGTTCAGATTCCGCTGTCGCTTTCGGACTTCGCCTTGTCGTTGATCGCAACCTTGGCGCAACCGACATGGTCATCATGGACCCAACTGGTATTGAATGTTGGGAACAGCAGAAGGGCGCAATCAGCGTTGAACAGCCTTCGCAGTTGTCGCGTCAAATCGCCTTCCGTGGTTACTTCGCCGCCAAGGTCATTGACCCGTCCAAGAGCATTAAGGCCGCTTTCGTCTGATAGACGGAAACTTCGAGAGGATCTGAATCATGGCCGTATTTACCGTCACTCACGCTCAGCGTGTAGACGACTACGCCGTGATTCAGACTCTTGAGGCCACAGACATCACAATCGGTCAAACGATCGTTGTCGCAGGAGTAGGGAACAATTTTAATGCGACTTACATCGTCCAAGCGGTTCCTACTTTTCTGTTCGTTGGTATCGGCGTACAAGGTGACTTCCTTTTTGATTACGAAGTCACCATCACGAATCAACTACTTGTCAAATCAAACTTCGACAATTATTCGCGATCTTCAGCGACTGGAACCGTAACTTGGACCCAGACGTGCAGTTGGACCACCGTGGCCGCCGTCCAAGAGTTTCTTGGCATCTCGTCCGCAACTGCTAACGACACAGCGTTTCTCACAACTTGTGTTGCAGCTGCAAACGCCTGGTGTTTTCGTCGTCGCGTGCAGGCTGGTTACCACGACAGTCTTACGACCGTCCCTGATGGCTCAGTGCTATTAGGAACCACGCTCTATGCGGCAGGGCTTTACCGTGAACGCGGAACAACTGGAGACAGTTACGCATCCTTCCAAGACATGAGCGGACCACCGCTAATGACCTTGGGTCGCGTTAACCAGTTGCTTGGCGTCAAACGATCGCAGTGTGCATGAAATGGCAGGCATTTTCACCGATGCGATCAACCATGTCGCCGCATCACTCACCGCGCTTGGGCTCAAACCCGTCACCGATCCACGCAACGCAAGACCGCTCACCGTCTTTATTGAGTTGCCGTCGTTTGAATCGTTTGGTGCAAACCCAACATCCAAAGTTTCCGACGTCACAATCACGATTCGAATCCTTGGTGCCCCACCCGGCAACCAAGATTCCACCGACTACATCCTCCAAATTTGCGACACAATTCTCGGGTCAGACATTGCAGTTATCTCGGGACAACCATCCATCGCAACGATCGGGTCGCAAGACCTACCCTGTTACGACCTCACCATCAAACTCACAGCGACACGCTAACTAGAAAAGGAAAAACATCATGGCAATCGTTTACCAAGGATCAGCACAACTGACCATCGCAACGCACAACATCAGTTTGAACTGCTCATCAGTGACCCTAGAAGTGGGTTTTGACTCGCTAGAGAGTACGACGATGGGCGCTACTGGCCACAAGTACGTGGCGGGGCTTCAAACCGTGAGCCTTTCGGCAACCGTTCTTTTGGAGTACGGCGCATCTTCAGTGGAGTTTTATTTGAATGACCTCATCGGCGACGGTGACACCACCGTGGTCGTTACACCTGACAGTGGCGCGGCCGCACCCGGAAACCCCGAGTTCACGATTTCCAATATGATGATTTCGTCATATATGCCGATCTCAAGTACCGCAGGCTCCCTTGACACCATGACATTGTCGGGCACCGGGGGCACGTGGGTACGCGCAACCGCCTGATCTAACCAACACACACAACGGACCCCGACATGATTGGCCTGACGTTACGAGTAGAAATGCTCGACGGAGAAACATACGAGGCACCGATCACTTACGGTGTCGCGTGCAGGTGGGAAGATCATCATCCACAGTTATCCGTCGGGCAGTTTCTAGAGAACATGAAGTTCAAGGCTTTGGCTTGGTTGGCATGGGATGCGGTCCGCTCAAATGGCGTGGTCGTTGAAGTGTTCCCCAAGTGGCTTAATTTAGTAGGGGACATCACTTTCGTCCCAAAAGAGAAACCCAAGCAGGACGCGCAGTCAACCTGATAGCGCAGCTGGCGTTGAGGACAGGCATCAGTCCGTTGGATTTGATGGAGTGTCCAGCGTCGGTTGTGGATGAAATGGTTCGCTTACTGGTTGAGGAAAACGAGAAAGCGAAACACAAACGATGACAATTCAGGTGAAAGGTGTGGCCGAGACTTTGCGCGAACTTGGCAAAATCAACCCTTCACTGAAAAAGGAATTGAACAAAGACATCCGCAACATTTTGAAACCGTTGTTGTCTGAGATCAACCAGTCAATTCCGTCAGCACCGCCGCTGTCTGGAATGGCCCACAACGGGCGCACCGGGTGGGCAAACCGCAAGAACTCGGTTATCAAGATTGACACGCGAAAGCCCCGTAGAAACCTCAACGAGCCCCGTATGAGCGTCCCTGTCAACATTGTCCGCATTACGACCAAGGGCGCGCCTGTGGCGATTGTAGACATGGCTGGTAAAGGCGGAGGCAGAGTCTCTAGGCGTGAAGCCAAGTATCAGCGACCAAACTTTGCTAGCGCGCTATTGGGTAACCCGTCGCGTTTTATGTGGGCTAAAGCCGCCGACTCTTTGTCTATGATTGAACGAGAAATGAACGACACGATCGAGCGAGTAGTTCGGGACGCAAACCAAGAGATGGCGAGAATCCGCTAATGGCAATCAATATTCCGATCATTACCAGCCTTGAAGATACTGGCATCAAAAACGCTAAAGCCGCGTTTGGAGATTTTAAAGCAGCAGTTGGTCAGGCCGAAGGCGGAATGGGCAAATTTAAGGCTGGTTCCAAAGTCGCCTTGGATGCGGTCAAAGCCAACGCTGGAACTTTCGCGATTGCCGCTGGTGCCGCTATTGGCAAATTTGCTATTGAAGCCATAGGACAATTTCAAGATCTTGCGATAGCCGCAGGAAAGTTTTCTGATGCCACAGGGTTGACCGTTGAAAATGCTTCAAAGTTTATGGAAGCCGCTGGCGACATTGGCGTGCCAGTAGATGCGTTACAAGGTGCGATTGGTCGACTCAACCGCACGATCGGCGCAGACCCTGACAAAGTTCGTGACCTTGGTGTAGACCTCGTTTATCTCAAAGACGGTTCGTTAGACGTCAACGAAACATTCTTAAACACCATTCAGCGTATTAAAGACATCAAGGACCCAGCCGAAAAAGCCCGCGTCGCCGCTCAATTGCTTGGCAAGGGCTGGCAAGAAATGTCCGAACTGATTGGGATGGGCGCAGACGATTTACGCAAATCGTTAGCCAGTGTTGACGATTCCAAGATTATTGACAAAGAGGAAGTCGACAAAGCAAAGAACTATCGCGCCGCCATGGACGACCTTCGAGACTCTTTTGAAAAGGTCGCTATCAACCTTGGTGAACGTCTTATTCCTAAAGTTGCTGACCTACTTGAATTGTTAGCCAAACTACCTGAAGCGTTGCGTGGTGCTGGCGGTGTAGTTGAAGACGCAATTACGGACGAATATTTGGCCTCACTAGGTGATGAAGCCGCTATTGCGAGAGTAGAAATGAAATCCTTGGCGGATATGTATCAAGGCTATTACCAAAGCCGCGCGCAAGGTGCTAAAGATGACACCTACAAACTTGAGCAACAAATGCTGGACCTTGAAGAAGCAACCAGCAAAACAGACCAAGCTTTTAAAGACCTTAAAGACGAATTGAAACTTGATAAAGCAATGGCTGACGCCAAAGAACAATTGGACCAGTTAGCCGAAAAAGCAATTGAGGCTTTTAACGGTGCTGACGGCGCGCTAAGCGAATACGAGCAAGGGCTCATAGACGCCAAACTGATGGTCCTTGACCTTGCCGAAACAATCGCACTTACCGACTCACAAAAGAATCAGATTCGAGTCCTTGTTGATACTGGCGAAATTGAACGCGCTTTAGGTCTCATTGACGTTATTTCGGCTCGTGGCTATACGCCCGAATTGAACGCGATGCGGTTCCGTGGCGCGAGAGCTGCGGGCGGTCCCGTCGCACCGGGTGGTTCCTACATTGTGGGTGAGCGCGGGCCCGAGTTGTTCACACCAACATCGTCTGGAAACATCACACCCAATAACGCCATGGGTGGCGGTAACACGATTACGGTCAATGTCAACGGTGGCGACCCCAACAGCATTGTCAGAGCGTTACAACAGTATGTCCGTCAGTCGGGCCCAGTGCCCGTAAACACTCGAGCGATGTAATGGCTGATGCTGGCTGGAAGTTTGAAAATGTAAGTGGTACGTCTATCACTAATAGAGTTTTGTCGTTTTCAATTACGCAAGGACGAACTAAATATCTTGATGATTATGCTGGCGGACGATTAGTTTTAACTCTTAACAATAACAATGGCATGGTCCCCAGTTCTCTTTATCGGTATGGACAACGCATCACCGTTACAAATGATGTTGGATCAATATTTTATTTTTACATTCAAAACATTGATTACAATGATTATCCCGGTTCCACAGGTTTAAGCACTGCCACATTAACTGCGGTTGATGTTCTTGGTTTGCAAGGCCGTATTCAGACGTACAGTCTTGCTTTGACTCAAAACAACACAGGTTTACAGGCTGCGCAAGTTGGGACTGCATATTCGTCAATTGCAACTTTTAACCCTTCTTTTGTTGGTGCATCTATTGCAAGTGCTTCAACTTATACAGGCACCGTGTTAAATCGTTTGAACTTGTTGAACGCAACTGAGCGTGGTTTTATTTATGTGATGCAAAACGGTATTCAGATGTGGTCTCGTAACTATATGCCCGGTGCTGATGCAGGTTTAAACTTTGGTAGGACTGCTACGGCTAGCGAAATTGGTTATCAATCTTTACGTCGAATACAGAACGGCGTAAGTTTTATTAACCGTGTGACTGTTTCTCCTGAAGGTTTAGCGTCTCAGACTGTTAGCAATTTCAACGGTTATGAACCTTCGTTTTATTCATCTACAACAGTGGACTATGACACAACTCAAGCATATAACAATGCGTCTTGGGTTGCGCAGGCTATGGGTGATCCAGACTCTTTGCGGTTTGAAATTGACTTTACTGAGAGTTCTCAGACGAACGATGCCATTTATAATTTGTTGTTGTGGTGGACGCCTTCTTATGGCATTAGGACGACAAATCTTACTTATTTGCCTCCTTCTGGTAGTTCTACGACAGTGCCAGTGATTATGGAAGGTTTTACGATTAGTGGTACACCGGGGGATAGGACTTATTCGTTGTCGTTTAGTCCGTTGACTTACTATCAGTTTTTCACACTTGACAGCGCAACTTTAGGTATCTTAGACACCAGCCGACTCGGCTGGTAAAGGAGAATTATGGCTACACCCACAAACCTTCCGGCATCGTTCACCGCTGGCGCAGTTCTGACTGCGACTCAGCAAAACGCGCTTCGAGGTGCTTTCCGTATCCTGCAAGTTGTTCAAGGTACAACCTCGACAATCACAAGCAGTTCAACCACTGCGTACGCCGACACGACGCTCACCGCAACAATCACGCCACAAAGCACAACCAGCAAAATCTTAGTGATGGTCGCTCATGGATCGGTCTTTCGGTCTAACGGTAATGTACTCAACAGTATGAACCTTCGTCTCCTTCGTGGAGCGACAGTGATATCAACATTCGGTGGAGGTATTGGCTACACCGGGACAGCCTTAGACTTGACCGGTAGTTGTTCTACCGTTTACCTTGACAGCCCAGCGACAACCTCGGCCACGACATATAAGACTCAGTTTGCTAATAATGTTGCTGCGGCAAGCGTGCAAGTACAAGCCTCAGCTTCTCTCAGCACGATCACACTTTTGGAGGTCTCAGCATGACATCATCAAACATCGGTGAAACACCAATGGTTAAATTATTACTTGAAGCAGGCTTTGATTTTGGTTGGGTTATTTCTGATGAAATCCTAATTATTTGGGAACACGATGAAGAACCGCCGTTACCGCTTGTCCGTCCTGAACCGATTGAACCGATTGAAGAATGAAGACTTTACTCGTCGCTGCAGCTCTGATCATCGCGATGACTTTTGTAATCACCTCATGCACTGACCGCACCCGTGACACCTGCGTCGAACGACCAACAGCCCCAAGGTGCAACCGATGAAACGACTAAGCAACAGCGAAATCAAAGCCCGACTAATACTCATCGTGGGCATCGCTTTAGCCGTTGCGTTTCTAGGATCAACCGCAGCTCTTTTATACGGCTTGCTGTTTGTGGTGCAACCTTTAGACGTTTCACCCAACGACGAATCAGCATGGTCGCTACTCAGCCCCATGATGCTTTTCCTCACTGGCGCGCTATCAGGAATCCTTGCCTCAAACGGCCTCAAAGATAAGGACCAACACAATGACTAGTCGACCGTACACAGGCAACACCGACGGCAACCACCCCACAGAACGACCCGGCACGAAACGGTTCGTCGAATTCATGGAATACCTTTTCGGCATGAAATCGTTAGGTATCTACGCCAACCGACCAATGCGCGGATCAGCCAACCTCAGCGTCCACGCAACATGGCGCGCCGTAGACCTCAAAGGCAAAGGGACCGCCAAACAAAACGCCGACGCACGCAAAGCAATGGTCGAATTCCTGTTCACTCACCGCGACATTCTCGGCATAGAAGAGATCCACTGCTACGACGGTGTAGGTTGCCCGATCCCGAACCTCACCAAATACGGCGGTGGCTACCGATGCGACCGTGACGCGTGGAAAGCGTGGACCCCACAAAAGAACGCTGGCACACCCGGAGCCGACTGGACCCACGTCGAATTGGCACCAAATATCGCGGACAGCCAAACCGCTATAGAAAAGGCTTTCGCCAAGATTTTCGGCTAGGTCCTTGACAATCGGCTTGGGAGTCGGTCAAATGACTGACAACCAAGTGCGTCCCGTAATAGCGGGACCCCGACCGCAGGAGGAAAGCAATGCAACAATCCCTTTTTGACGTTCTCGCTGTTCCAGCAGAGATGCTCAAATATGAAGCCTTTAAAGAGGCGAACCCGTGGGTCATGCCGACCCTCACCAAAATGTGCTATCAGCTGATGCACCGCGGATATACCCATTACGGCATCGCCGCCCTTATCGAAGTCTTGCGCTACGAACACGCCATCACAAATGACCCCAGTAGCGAATTCAAATTCAACAACAACTATCGCGCTTTCATGGCCCGAGAGATCATGCAAAAACCATTGCTGGAGGGATTCTTCAGCACCCGCAAATCAGTTGCGGACTTATCAGAGGACTACTAAATGAACCTTAAACGACTAGCAATTATCAGCATCACGACCTATTCCCTTTGTGCTTTATGGGCGATCACTGGCGTACAGGGCGACGCAGAGCCCCTTGAAACTGTCTCTGTGCCCTCAACGGTCACGCTCTCTATGTTGACACCCCAACAACTTGAGGACCGCGCTGAGGCTCTCACAGAAACAACGACCACAACGGCGGTCACTACCACAACAACAACCCAACCGTCAACTACCGTCGTGGCATTGCCACCCGAGATTCACTGCCAAGAATGGTTCCCGACCGCGATATCGGTCGGCTGGCCCAACAACCCTGAGACACTCGAAAAGTTGGGTCGCCTGCTTTGGAAAGAAACCCGCTGTCAGAACGTCAGTTACACCCATCCGTCGTTTAACGGCCACGACCACGGTGTCGCCCAAATTAATCAGATTCACCGCAAATATGTTGAGCAACTGTTCAATATGCCTATGGAAGAATCCATGTCCGATCCGACCCTGAACCTGCGTTTCGCCTATCTGCTCTATTCCGACATCGTTGAAGGTGGAGGTTGCGGATGGAAACCTTGGTCCCTGTGCTAACTCGCTGGTGGGACCACGCGGCCTGCAAAGGCATGGACCTCAACC